TCGTAGACCTTGGTGCCGACGGAGCCACTAGCGCGAGTGTCGCAGCTCAGGCATCAGCAACCTTTGGAGAAACCGAGATGGATCCAAGTCAAACTGCAAACCAAGACGACCAAACCGCAACTCCAACGACACAGGTCACTCCGGATCCAGCTTCGGTATTGGTTCCCCCGAATCCGGTTCCAGTCGAACCGGTCACGAACCCACTTGAGAGAACGACTGACGTTGAGGCCATGAGGGCAGCCCATGCTACAGAACTCGAGCGAATCGCAGGGATTCGCAGCATTTACAACGGGGCACTTCCGCTGGTCGAAGCCCAAGCGATCCGCGAAGGTTGGAACCTTGAGAAAGCTGAACTCATGAAGATCCGAATGATGCGCCCCGAGGTTCCCGCGATCCATGTACCGCAAAACACCATTAACGCGAGTGTCTTGGAAGCTGCATGCTATCTGAGCGCAAGTCTTATGAACCTCGAGCAGCATATCCCTGAGCAAAGCCTCGAAATTGCTTCCAAGAAATTCCGAGGGGGGATCGGTCTTCAGGAGCTTCTGCTCGAGGCCGCCTGGGCCAATGGGTATACCGGACGGACTTTCCGAGACAACCGCGAGGTCATGCGCGCGGCGTTTGGCCAACGCGTCGAAGCTAGCTCGGTAAGTAATATCGACATCGGGGGGATTCTCTCGAACGTGGCAAATAAGTTCCTTCTCGAAGGTTTCTTTACGGTCGAACGCACATGGCGCAACATCTGCTCGGTGCGGAATGTGACCGACTTCAAAACCGTGACAAGCTATCGACTGATCGGAAAGGATCAGTACGAGTTGGTGGCCCCTGGGGGTGAAATCAAGCACGGGAACCTGGGGAACGAGAGCTTTACGAACAGAGCTGATACCTACGGGTTGATGCTCGGAGTTGATCGTCGAGACTTCATCAATGACGACCTTGGGGCAATCACTACTGTGCCAAGGAAACTCGGACGGGGTTCAGGGATGAAGATCAACGACGTGTTCTGGACCACGTTCATGAACAACTCGGCGTTCTTTACGGCGGGTAACAAGAACTTTCTGACCGGAATCGATACCGTTTTGTCGATCGATGGGCTCACTAAAGCGGAGGTTGCCTACTACGACTTGGTGGACTCCGATGGAAAACCCATCGGTACGATGCCGGCAATCTTGCTCGTGCCAACCGCTTTATCGGCGATCGGATCGCAGCTCTACAAGTCGCTTGAGATGCGAGACAACACGGCCAACGCAAGAACGCCGATTAGCAACCCGCATGCTGGCAAGTTCCGCGTGGAGATCAGCCGGTACTTAGCCAACGCCCTCTACACCGGCAACTCGACGAAGGCTTGGTATCTGCTGTCGGATCCTAACGATCTTCCGTTGATCGAAGTCGCTTTCCTCAACGGCCAAGAAGCCCCAACTATTGAAACCGCTACGGCTGATTTCAACGTCTTGGGTGTCCAGATGCGAGGTTATCACGACTTCGGCGCGAGTCTGCAAGATCCTCGTGCAGCCATCAAGTGCAAGGGTGAGGCATAAGCCTCACTGGGCAAGCTGTTCATTTCTTCATCCGTTTCAGCAATCAAGGTTTAGCCAATCATGCCACAGGCAACATTTATCCAGGAAGGTCATTACATCGATCATACCCCCGTGGGCGCTCTTGCCTCTGGGGACGTGGTCGTCCAAGGCGATCTAGTCGGCGTCACGGTTCGTCCACTTGCAGCGGGCGAACTCGGTTCGCTTGCTGTCGATGGAGTCTTTGACTTCAACAAAAACACCGGTGTGGCTTACACGGTTGGGAGCATCCTCTTCTGGGATGACACCAACAACATCGTGACCACGACTTCTGCTGGTAACAAATCCATTGGAAAAGTAGTCCGAGCTGCTGCCTTGGCAGATACCACCGTTCGGATGCGTTTAAGTCAATAACGCGGGTTTTGACCGGCGTCTTTCTGTTCCAACTTGTTTCAATTTCATCGCAGGGATCACTATGAAAAGCAACTGTTTGGCTCTGGTGTTTATGGTTGCTGCCACCCTTGGCAGCGTAGTCTTCGCCCAGGATCGGATCTGCCCTGATGGCAATTGTCCGATCGTGCAAGGTGTACCCGGGTCGATTGTCTTGGATCCACTCAAAGAGAATCTGACGTTCGAGGCTGCAAGATCTGGGTTCCGAACGCAAGCTCAAAGTCTCGATCGATTTGATCAGGTCGTTGGCGCAACGGTCCGAGTGACGGTAAGCAACGTGTGCGGAAGTGGAACGGTCGTTGGAAGAACCTCCGAAGGCAACGCGATCGTACTTACCAATGCCCACGTGGCCGGTACCACGCGTGGCCGAACCGTCAACGTGGAACGCTGGAACATCAACGGATCGAGCGAAAGAGGAACCGCATCGATCATTGCTTCGGGATACGGACGTGGGACTAGCGTCGACTTTGCGCTACTGAAGTGCAACGGAGCGTTTGCTAAAGATGTCGATCCGATCCCATTGGCTGATCGCTACCCAAGCAACCAATCGTCAGTGACGACCTTCGGAAGCCCAAGGTGTGAGTGGCCAAGTCTCCAGGTCTTGCGACTGAACCGTAAAGAGGGACAGATCCTCTCGTGGAAACCCGAAGCGATCGGGGGTCGTAGCGGCTCGAGCATCATCGATTACACCGATGAAGGACCGCGGGTGGTTGGACTCTTGACGTGGGCTGGTGGTGGTGAAGGCTTGGGGCAATCGACTCCGTTTCTTCTGAGCGCGATGCGAGGCAAGCTTCCTGCAACCCTCGAAGGACTTCCAGCCGGGGCTCGCGAGGTGGGTTGCCAGATCGATGAAAGCCAGGAGATTGTTCAGGTTCCATCGACGATCTACGGTGAGCCGATGCAGGTGCCACTGGGCTTCTTAGCCAAGTCGGACACCCAGGACGATCTGATCGATTCGATCGTCGATCGTCCGAGGCTCAGGCCTGCCCCACGCGAACCCGAAGATTCTGGAATCATCACCGATCGACTGCGGATCGGTCCTCAGTGGACTCCCGAGAGTCTGATCGCAACGTCGGCTGGTTCGAGTATCGCCCTAATGTTGGGTTTGCAGTATGGAATCCCGCTGGTACTTCAGGCGCTCCGCAATGCCAGAAAACAACGTGGCAATACGGTACTTGATGACGAGCAGTTCAAAAAGCTTATGGATCAGTATCAAAACCTGCTCAAGCTTTTGGAACAAAAAAATCAGCCACCTGGCAATCAGCCGCCCACCATTAAGACCTAGGTGAAGCGATGCCGGATCTACTTCGCCTAGGCCAGCAGTGGCTTGCAAGCAAGCTCAAATCGCATGCCTCAAGCACTGTGGTTTATGTGCGAGGTGCAAATCAAGTGAGCGTCTCGGCCACGATCGGCCGGACGCTGATGAAACTTGATGACGGTTACGGTGGCATCCGGATGCAATGGACCGATCGTGACTTTCTCATCGCTCCTTTGGATTTGATTATCGCCGGATCGGCAATCACCCCCGAGCGTGGTGACACGATCCACGAGACCGTTGGCACCAAAGTCTATACCTATGAAGTAAACGCTCCAGGGGGAGAACCTGCCTGGCGCTGGTCAGATCCTCATCGCAGCCTGTATCGAATCCACACCAAGGAAATCGGAATCGCCTGATGCCCGCAAATATCGTCGCGATCGCAGATGCAATCACCGCAGAGCTAAACGGCAATAGCTTCAGCCAGCCGTTTACAGCTCAGCGGCTGTATTTGCCCATCTACGACCTAAAGACAATGTCGGATTTGAAGGTATCGGTCGTACCCAAAGGGCTTAACACTTCCTCGCTAGATCGCACCAGAGACAACTTCGATTACCAGATCGATGTCGGGATCCAAAAGAAAACCAAAAACGAGATCGCAACCATCGATGCCCTGATCCTCTTGGTGGAACAGATCAGTGACTACTTCCGAGCAAATCCGCTGGCAAGTTACCCAGGTGCTCGGTTCATCAGCGTCGAGAACAGCCAGATTTACGCGCCAGACCATCTGGAAACCATGATGCAATTCACAAGCGTCGTAACTCTAACCTATCGTCTCTGGAGATAACCGATGACCACAGGTGATGTTGGACCTTATCGGTTGCAGTTTACCAGCTCTCGAGGTGTCACTCGTGACATCCCGGGTCTGGACGATAGCGACGATATGTTCAAGGTCAAATCGATCCAGAAGAAGTTCCGGGATTCCTGGACTCGGAACCTCACGGAGCTTTGGGACCTGACTACCGGCTTGGGCTCTACTGCTAGCGTCTCTGGTGGTGTTCTAACGATCAACTCAGGGATAACGGCCGGCGGTTTCGCAGAGCTGCTTTCGAAGGAAACGTTCACGATTCCATTCAGAGCCATGATCGCGGTGCAGTCCGGGGGTACCCGGCAAGCCAACAACCACCACATTATTGAAGCCGTATCGGTCGACCCGGTCACCGGGATTCCCGATGGCAAGCACAGTCTTAGCATGGACATCGGGGGTGCTGCCAACACGACTGTGACCAATATGGTCTACAGCGTCCAAAATGGCGGATTGGTTCCCATTGCATCGGCAGCCTCCGCCATCTTGTCTACAGCTACCTATTCGATTCTCGAACTCGAACCGTTTTCAGACGAGTGCTATTTCCACTCGCGCGTGATGGATTCGACCGGAGGCCGATCGAATTCCTACGTTAGGCACCAGCAGATCCCTGATCCGATCGCGGTTTACAAGATCCGCATCCGCTCGATGAACCACCAAGCGTTCAGGTTTGTATCCAACGCAGTCGCTGGTCCTGGCAATGTCATTCGATTGACCTCCACTGCGCACGGTTACACCGGAACGCCAACGATCTGGGTCGAATACATCAGCGGTGTCACTAATAACGGAGCGGCCTTGCGTGGTAATTACTCGGCGACAGTCATCGACGCTAACACGATTGATCTAACCGGAACGGTCTTTTCTGGTGCCTATGTCACTGGTTCTGGACAGATCGCTCTTGCAGCTGCACCCGCAGCGATTTCCTTCCAATCCCAGTTCATCAATTGCCAGGATTACGCAGAACTTACTGCTGAAATCACCGCTGGCCGAGGACAAACCGTCATTGGACAAAGCTTAGGTGTGATCCTCACCGGAGCGACTGCGACGACAACCAACATCGGAACCGTAACAGCTAACGTCGCTGGTCAAGCGGCTCACGATGCTGTGGTTGCCGGCAGTCCAGTGCGTGTGGCAGGTCGTGCACAAACGGCAGCCTATGCGAGTGTCGCCTCGGGCGATGTCGCCGATCTAGTTTCCACACTGCAAGGGGTGCTCGTAACGCGACCATGGCAGATTCCAGAACTTGAATGGTCGTTTGCGTCTGCCGCAGGTGGCGTGATCAATACGACCGATGCCGTTTTGTCTGCTGCAGCCGGAGCCGGTCTGCGTCGCTACATCTGTTCGATGCAGCTTTCGAACAACTCGGCAGTCGCCACGGAAGTCGTCCTTAAAGACGGAGCGACGATCATTTGGCGAGGCCACCTGAGTGCTAACGCTCCGATGGCTGAGATCATTTTTGAAAATCCACTCAAGACCACTGCCAACACGGCTCTGAACTTTGCGTGCATCACCACTGGTGCTGCGGTCTACGTCAATGCACAAGGATTCACCGCACCGTAAGGACAACCATGATCGGCGCTAAAGTCACCACCAAAAAATCATTCGACAAGGTCAAAGCCAAGGCTCAGCAAGGCAGCTTCAAAAGTCTTGGTCATGCGGCAGCTGCGATTCGCTTGGTTGCTCGTCGCTCGATCAAGCGTCGGCAGACCGCATCGATGCCAGGTACGCCTCCGAATACTCGCAAAGGACAACTCAAGCGAGCGATCGTCTATGCGATCGACAAGCAGCGGGGGATCGCAACCATCGGACCAGACATCTCGGTGGTCGGCACTGCCGGCAAAGCACATGAATTCGGGGGGCGGTTCCGCAAGGAACGATACCCCAAGCGACCCTTCATGGGACCAGCGCTAGACAAAGTCAAAGATCGATTACCCCCAATGTGGGCTAATAGCGTTCGTTAAGGAGTAACAAATATGCCAGCCAAACTTGGACTCGATGCAAAGCTCTATCGGAATACTGGGACTTTTGCAGCGCCGACCTGGGACATCATCGGCAACGTGAAAGATCTCACTTTGAACCTGGAAACCGGCGAAGCGGACGTCTCGACCCGTGCCAATAACGGATGGAGAGCCACGGTAAGCACGCTCAAGGATGCGTCGCTGGAGTTCGAGATGGTCTGGGATACCGTAGACACGGATTTTACAGCGATCCGCGATGCGTTCTTGAATAGCACCACGGTGGAACTGGCTGTTATGGACGGACTGATCACCGGCGCAGGGAGTAGCGGATCGCAGGGACTCAGAGCCAGTTTTCGCATCGCAAGCTTCTCTCGCAATGAAGCCCTCGAGGAAGCGATCACGGTTTCGGTGACCGCCAAGCCAACCTATTCGGCAAATCCACCTTCCTGGATGACCGTTGCCTAATCCCGTTTCGTCTCTCTAGCTATCGGAAGGCAATTAGAAAATGCACAGTTTTGTGGATAACTCC